ATCACCTTATGGAGATTAGGACAATGTGCGGGAGGAAGGGCGCCCGGTTACGTCATCAGATCAATTCCTTCACCTTACCTTGCCGGTAGGCCTGTCCGCAGCGGCCTGCGCAGGCGGGCCGTCCTCGTTCCCTTCTCCCTCCCTCTCTCTCTCTCTTGACTCTTCCCCCCCTCTATAGTGTATAGGTAGGGCCAGAAAGGTCACATCATGCCCACCGCGAATAAATATTGGCCGGAAGTTCGTACCACTCGCAAAGGCAGTATCGGTCATACCCATGCTTTAGCCCGCAAGGGCATTGCCAAGGTATTCGAACTATTGGGTGGAGAGCGGGGCTTGTGGAACTGGGCGATGGAAGATGACAAGAACAAGTTCGCCTTCTATACTATTCTGTTACCTAAGCTCATTCCCGCCGAGATACAGGATGCGGCCCGACAGAGTGGGGACACGCAGATCCAGGTCGTGATACTGCCACCTGGGCACAGCCACGGGGAGACCAGCGGAGTACAGGCGCCGGCTGTCCTGTCTCAGGATACATCTGTAGAGGCGCACGACGGAGCAGAAGAGGCCGGGGGGACTTGTCGGCAGGTGGGGGAGCCTGTTAGGGAACCCCAGGCCTAGCCACTCATACCCATCAGTGATACCAAGTGGCATGGGGTTGACGCGCACAGTGTTATTGGTTAGCATGCACGTGATGCGACAGAAATGTAGCAGTGACTCCACGCCGTGCTGGCGCTGGATACGGCTTCTGGTCCCATGAGCCAGTTTAATCATGGGACCACTTACACCCAGCAGTTCAGGGAGAGTGCATCGGGGTACTTGGGAAATAACTGTGCCAGGAAAGGAGTCTCTCAATGGCGATTACAGCGGCAGCACTTCAAGCGGCACTCGGCACGAACCCCAATAATGCCAAGGTCCTGCACGGCATGTGGGGGACGGGGACTACGCTTCAGCAGTGGTATGTGGTCGGGAATCAGGATGCGGTGGGTCGTTCGCGCTGGGTGGCGACGACGGCATCTGATAACGCGGCGACGCAGGCCAGTGCGGTCTTGACGGCCTTACGGGCCTAATGCAAATAAGTTTGCCGAACAACTGGGCTCCACGTGTCTACCAACGGGCGGCCTGGGAGTACTTACGGGGGGGTGGGCTTCGGGCCGCCCTCTGTTGGGCGCGTCGTCACGGGAAGGACGATCTCAGTCTCCATTACACCGCCATTGCCGCCCATACCCGCGTCGGCTCCTACTGGCACATGCTGCCGGAGCAATCGCAGGCGAGGAAGGCCATCTGGGCGCAGGTCAATCCCCACACCGGCAAGAAGCGGATCGATGAAGCCTTCCCGGTGGAGCTTCGGAAGCGCACCAATGACCAGGAGATGTTCATTGAGTTCAAGAACGGCTCCACCTGGCAGATTGCGGGATCAGACAACTATAACTCCCTCGTCGGCTCCTCCCCCTGCGGAATTGTCTTCAGTGAGTATGCCCTGGCCAATCCAGCCAGTTGGGCCTATCTCCGGCCAATCCTGAGAGAAAACAAGGGCTGGGCCATCTTCATTTCCACCCCACGCGGCAAGAACCACTTCTATCACATGGTCCAGCTCGCACAGGACGAAGCCGACTGGTTCGGCCAAGTGGTGACCTGTGACGACAGCCACCTGTTTACCAAGGAGGAACTCGATGCGGACCTCAGGGAACTCCAAGCGGAACACGGCGACACCTACGGACGCTCGATCTGGATGCAAGAAAATTTCTGCTCCTTCGACGCCGCCATCCCCGGCTCCTTCTGGGCTGAAAGCCTGGACCGCCTACAACTGGCCGGTCGAATCGTTGATTTCGAGCAGGCCAAAGGAAGCCCCGTCTTTACGGGATGGGACCTTGGCCGCACTGACGACACTGCTATCTGGTTCTATCAGTTCAGAGGCCAAGAGATCGATGTCATCGACTATTGGGCCGATTCGGGCTGTGAAATCTACGAAGACGCCGCGCCACTGAAGTCCATTGCGCACGTCCTCCTTGACAAAGCGAAAACCTTCGGGTATCAGTATGCCACGCATTGGGTGCCGCACGATGCGCGACCCCGCCGGTTGGGCATGGGAGGCAAATCGATTTTGCAGCAATTCCAAGACGCGGCGAAACTCCATCCGGCCTTGGGACGGTTTGCCATCGCCCCCAAATTGGACATTCAGGAAGGCATTGTGGCCGCACGAAAAACCTTCGCCTCCTGCCGCTTCCACAAAACCCGCTGTGACCTGGGGCTCCAAGCCCTGCGCCATTATCACCGCGAATGGGACAGCGAGAAGAAGATCTACCTCGATCATCCCGTCCATGACTGGTCAAGCCATTGTGCTGACGCCTGGCGGACGGTCGGCCTCACCTGGAAACCCTCGAAGCTCAGTACGCCAGACCCTGGCAATCAACCGATCAGCACCGCAGGCTGGACCTGGAAACAGGCCCTGGATCATCATCTCCGGCGCCGGAAGGCCGCACGGGAAGGCACGCTCTAGTGGAAACCGTATTAGAAATTGGGAAGTTGCATCACAGTGAAGATGGACAAACAGTGGCATGTCATTTGTGCGCCAAAGAATTTGCACATTTAGGTAACCATGTCCGAAGAACGCACGGGATCACGGCAGACCAATACAAGGAAATTTGCGAGCTAAAAGCGACGACTGGGTTAATTAGCCAGAAATTAGCTGCGCGACGAGCTGATGACTTACAGAAAAACCCAAGTATGAATGACCGTGAGGCGGCCCGTGCTTATTTGCGAGGACTTACACGAGCTGAACGTCGCCAGCATCAGGCCATGCAGAGAAACTCACTTGAAAAACAGAATGGGGTTCCTCTTGCAGTCTCTCGTCGGCTTGCCACGCAAGCGCAGCGTAAGAAAACACATTATCGCATCTGCGCCTATTGCGCGGTTGCGTTTGCTGTGGATCGTCCGTGCCGAGAACGGAAATTCTGCTCGATGAAATGCTATGGAGATGCCACGAGTGGGCAAGATAAGAATTCATTGTTGGCCCACCGAGAACAGAAGGCCGAAGAACATATGAAGCGTCTTCAATCGCTCTGTCGAGTCTGTGAGCGACCAATTGGCGACCGACTCACCGAGACTCTGCCCACACGATACGTCTACCTCAATTTGCAAGTGTGTTCAAAACAGTGCCACGACGCGGCGTATCCAGTCGAGTACGCAAGAAAAGAAAACGGCCAATATGACGGCATGAGAAAATTGTACGCTAGTCAACACAGTAAATCAGGACGCTAATGGCCACGTCTAAGAACAAACCATCCGAAGTCGTCGAGTACTGGCTAGGGGAAATCAAACAGGCCAAGAAGCGTGAAGACGCCTATCGCAAGGTCGGGAGAGAAGTCTTCCAGATCTACGAAGCCGACGATGAGCAGGCGGTGCCGTTCAATATCCT